TTAGCATCCGGCATGCAGGTTCGCTCGTTCGTCGCCGACTACGCCGTTATCGGAGAGGCGTGGCGGCAGAACGGCGGGCACTGGTCGCCGGACCAATATAATGTGCTAAAAGAGGAGGCATAAGTATGAGAAAATGGGTTCTGGGAATCTGGTCGGTCGTCGTTGCCTTTTTCGCTCTTTTCGGGGTTGAGCTTAATCTCCTAACCGATATCAATGCCCTGCCGGTTATCGCCGGGCTGCTTGTTATCGGTGTCTGGATTTTCACCGAGGCAAAGCAGGATTTGAAAGAGCTCAAGGAGGGAATTAATCAAACGGACAAGTGGAGCGACCCGGCATTCTGGACGGCGGCTATCGTTGGGGTTATAGCGCCGTTGCTCGGGCTATTTAATGTCTCGATTTCGACCGAGCTAACATCAACCATTTCGGTCATCGCTGCCGCTATTGTCCCCGTTTTAATTAAGCTCTTCAGGAAGCGAGCGGCAGAATGAAATGGCCACGAACCGCTCGAGATTAATTGATCTCGCCGTTATCTGCCTTGCGGTAGCCATTATCCTTATCGGCCTGCACATAATCAAGTCTAACACCTCCAAGCAAGTATCTGAGCTCGAGGCGACCCAAGCAGAGCTCAGAGAGAGGGCCAAGACCCTCGAGGCCGAGATAAAAAAGCGAGAGGCTGAAATAACCGAGGCTCAAGCTCTGGTTTCAGGGCTTGAGGCTGAACTTCAAAAGGCAAAAAACCAAGCGCTCGAGTCGCAGGCCGCACTCGGCTATGTCAAAGAGTCATACCAGAAAAAGACAACCACTGAACTCACTTCTGAGTTATCAGAGGCCGGTGTTGAGATTTCCTATTCGCCGGCGCTCGGGCTTTATACGCTGCCAGAGACCTCGGCTCGGACGCTGGCACTCTCGTTTTTTGAGCTGAAAAGCACCCGCCCGGCTTATGAGGCCGTTCTTGCCGAAAGCGCCAAGAAGGATGATCTGATTGCTGGGCTGAACCGGCTTAATATGGCTTCGACTTCCGAGATCGCCGCTCTAAAAGAGAGACTCGACCAGGAGAGAGCCCTTAACGCCTCTCTCCAGCACGAGGTCGCGGCGCTCAAAAACCAAGGCAGGCAAACGAACTACTGGGCATATATCGCCACCGCCGGAATCGCTTTCGCCCTCGGTGCTATCGCTACCAACTGATTCGAGGTAAAAAATGACTGGTCAAGTCTCGGTTGTCGAACTGGTCAACGCTATCGCAGTTCTGATTTTAGCTGGGTTAATCGCTTGGTCGAAGTTCAAAGCCGGCCGAAACGAAAAGGCTAACTGTTCAAACTCGGCTGACATTGAGAATCGACTGCAAACCATCGCCCAAGAACTGGCGCACTTGAAATGGAGTATCGAGGACATCAGAGACCGGGTTATGAAGCTTGAAATGTCGGTTGACAGGCTAAAGGAGTGACGTGGCAAAAAAAGCTAAAGCAAAAAAGGGGCGGCCGTCCAAGCTCGCTACGGTTAACCTTGATGAGATAGAGCGTATGGGCGGACTCGGCCTCACGCTTGAGGAAATCGGCTACGTCGTTGGGGTGGCCGAGTCCACCGTTCGAGGCTGGAAAAATAATCCAGCTTTTGCTGCGGCCTTAAAAAAGGGCAAGCTTCGGGCCGACCAGAATGTCAAGCAGAGTCTCTATAAGCGAGCGCTCGATGGCGATGTCACGGCTGCGATATTCTGGCTCAAGAACCGAGAGCCGAAAAACTGGGGCGATAAACGCCAGCTTGACATCTCGTCAGATGAGGGGTCAGAGGTCGTGATAAAGGTGGTAAAAACCGAATCTCAGGGAGATAAGAGCGATGGCGGTTGAGATTGTCGTCGGCGAAAAGTTCTACCCGCTGTTCTCCTGCCGCAAGCGCTATCTGGTGATGATGGGTGGACGGGGATCGAGTAAGACCGAGACCGCCGCCCGGATCATGTTTTATCGGGCGCTGCGCCGCCGACACCGCTATCTCGTGATGAGGAAGGTCAGGCGTACCCTTTCAGACTCGGTGGTCGAGGTGTTCAGGCGTTTTTTTTTAGAACAATCAATCCCGTTTGAATATCACATTGCTGAGCAGGTCATGGCCTTCAAGGCCCCGGCCGGCTGGTCAGAGATTCTATTCCGGGGCATAGACGAGCCCTCGAAGATCAAATCAATAAAGGGCATCACCTCTGCGTGGCTCGAGGAGACGACCGAGTTTTCAAAAGATGAGTTCGAGACTATCGACTTATCGGTGCGGGAGTCGGACGCCGATTATCTCCAGATCATCTTGACATTTAACCCGGTCGAAAGTGAAGCGCCGTGGCTAAAAGAGCGGTTTTTCGGGGCATCACCAGACCCGGACGCCCTGACCCATCGCTCGACCATTCTCGATAATCCGACCCGAGTGGTGGTGCGGCGCTATCTCCCGATACTGGACAAGCTCAAGCACCAGAGCCCCGAGATGTACCAGATAGCCAGACTTGGTGAATGGGCTCGGCCAGAAGGTGGGATTTTTGATTGGCCAGTTGAGGAACTGCCGGCAGACATGAAATATGATTCGATATTCTATGGCGTCGACTTTGGATTCTCAATTGACCCGGCAGCGGTTGTGAAGGTCTACCGCCGGGCTGATTTCTACTGGGTAGAAGAGTTGGTCTATGAAGCGGGGCTGACGAACGCCGACCTCGCTAAAAGATTAAAAGATCTCGGGGTAGGCCCGCGGGAGAGGGTCTACTGCGATGCCGCCGAACCGAAGTCAATCGCCGAACTTAACCGCCTTGGCATCCGGGCCCTCGCGGCCGCTAAGGGGCAGGACTCGGTGAGGGCAGGAATAAATTTTTTGCGCTCGGTCAAAATCAGGATAGTTCAGGGCTCGCAGAATGTCTATAACGAAATGCGGTCTTACTCTTGGCGACGTGACCGCTCGGGGCAGTATACCGCAGAGCCGGTCGATTACAAAAACCATCTGATTGACGCCACACGCTAGGCCATCACTGGTGACGCTGAAGTTTTGAATGCGGGGGTTTCCCGTGTTATGATTATCGGAGGATAAAAAGTCATGGACACTACTAAAGAGCAGTCAAAAGTATATATTTACACATCGAAAGGTCAAGCCGTTCCGTTTAGCCGGGCGACTCGAGTTCCAGTATCTAAGAGCTCAAAGCAGCTCGGGTCAAGAGAGCTCGGGTCGCTCGGTCTTATTGCTCGGCCTTATGACCCCTCGAAGTTTCTGGAGATCATCGAGTCTAACGTCTACGCCGACCGCTGCGTGAGGCAAACAGCTCAAGATGCGACGGGGACAGACTGGAATATAATTAAAGAGCCAGACAAAGAAGAGAACGAGGCTGAGCAGAAACGCCTCAGTGATTTTCTATATAAAGCGAACTCTGACGGCGAGACCTTGCTGGATGTTTTCGAGAAGGCGATCATCGATTTTAAGAGCATCGGCTGGATGACGATTGAGGTCGCCCCCCGACTCGATGGCGGCCTTGAGATTTACCACGTCCCGGCTCACACGATTTATGCCCACAAGTCCCGGGATAAATTCTGCCAGATAAGGGATATCCGCCGGGTCTGGTTTAAGCGGTTCGGGGTGAAAGATGACATTACGGCATCATCGGGAGAGCTGATCAAGCCTACCCCGCGACCGTATGATATCGCTGACGCTATGATTTTTTATCGCTCTTATTACCCGAAAACCGACTACTACGGGGTTCCACCGTTTATCGGTGCGCTCGGGTCGATACTGGGGCTTATAGCCGCCCGGGACTACAACCTATCGTTTTTTCAAAACTATGGGCTGCCGCTCGGGTTTATCGTTCTTCAGGGCGACTGGGAGGAGAACGCCGATGAGGCGCTGAGGAAATATCTGGTAGGCGAGCATAGCGGGGTAGGAAATGCCAATAAGGCCGCGGTGCTAAGAGTCGCCTCCGGATCATCGATGCAGTGGATTCCGCTTTCGGCCGAGGCGAAGGAAGGGCAGTTTCGAGTCTATATCAAAATGCTGCGAGACGAAGTGCTCTCGGCTTATGCTATGCCGCCCTACCGTATCGGCATCGCTGAGACCGGGGCCCTCGGCGGTTCAACGGCCGTCGAGTCAACCAGAATCTATTACCAGAGCGTTATCAGGCCACTGCAACGGGTGGTCGAGTCTATCACCGACAGGCTTATCAAGGCGATGGGAATAACCTCCTACTATGTGGAGCTGATGCCCGCTGATGTGAGAAACCTCGAGTCAATGACTGAGCTTTATGGCAAGCTGGTTGACCGCGGGATCCTCTCGCCCAACGAGGTCAGAGATAAGCTTGACCTTGGCGATCCATACCCCGGCGGCGACTCCCACTTTATGGCGGGCTCTTACCTGCCGATTGACCTGCCGGTGGCAAAAGATTCAGATCAGGGGGCTGATGGCAAAGCTAAGACTGAGCAGGCCCCGCCTTCCGATGATGTAGATGATATTTCCATTCTGCTTGAGATTCGGGATAAGCTCAAGGCTATCTCCGCAGAGGAGACTGCTCCGGGGCCGGGGGTCGCCGATGGATAGAAGCTCGGCGCTCTCTCTACTGGCTCTCGTCAATGAGGTGCTATCTCAGAGGATAGACAAGGCCCGGGGGCTAACACGGACTGACATCGAGCGGCTAAAAGAGACGACGATTAAGTGGTTTAAGGCTTTGCGCTCGGCCCTACCCGCCGAGATCAGGGATGAAAGCGCCCTCGATTCGGCTTACTACGACTGGCTGGAAAGGGGCAAAGAGCTCTTTGCGGCTGACTACATGAGGCTCGGAGAGCGGGTTAGATCGGCGATCAAACCACCGAAATTGACGAAAAAAGAGAAAATGCGGCGCAAAGCGGTTAACTACATCGGTGGAAAACGGCCTACAATCGCCAAGGCGGGGCGATCTCGAGTGAGTCCGATAGTTTGCTCGCGCCGAAATAAATCTATCGCCGTGGTGGTTTCTAAGCTGACATCATGGGAACAGTATTCGCGTCTTGCTGCCGCCCGGGTGACGTCAATCGCTGAAAGAACCCGGCTGGCACTTCAAGGCATAATAGCCGAGGGGCTGCTAAACGGCTGGACGGGTAAGGAAATCGCTTCACTCGTTAAGGCTTCTGTCGGTGTTAATGACCGGCAGGCCCGGGCTATCACCAGGCTTATGGATGAGCTTACCGCCGAGGGCGAGAGCGCTGCCGAGGTGAGGCGTTCAATCGAGGCTTACTCTGAGGACTCGCTCTTATATCGGGCTGAGATGATTGCCCGGACAGAGAGTCGGTACGTTCTATCTCAGTCATATCTCGATGAGTTAGGTCAGGCCGGCTACACTCACGCCAAATACCTGTCGCTCGAGGGGGCCTGCGAGGAATGCGAGGGCTACGATGGCGAGGTGTTCGATATCGGTGATGCCGAGGGCCTGATACCCGTCCATCCAAACTGCCGATGCCAGTGGCTGGCAGCAGAGTAAAGGGAGAGGTGGGGAAAATGAGAATTGAAGAAATAA